ATGGCCAGCACGCAGTCCGCGGCGAACAGGCCGCAGTCATGCGAGCCCCACTTGAACGGCTTGTCGCGCGCCTCTTCCAGCGCGGCGGCGAGGCGGGAGGGCCAGTCTTCGCGGCGGGTCAGCATCAGCGGCCCCATGTGATCTGCGCATCCTGCAGGCTTGCCACGTAATCGAACCCGAGGTCGCCCGGGAAGTCGATCGCCTGATCCTCGGGCGTATACCGGCGCTCGCGGGCGCGCTCAAGGTCGATCAGCTCGCTCTCGTAGCTGATCGAGATCGTGGCCGTTTCGGGACCATCCTCGATCGCCGGAACGTCAAGGCGGCCCTCGAACTGGAGGATCGGATCGGCCACGATGCTGCCGCCGGAGAAGAACGCGAGGTAGACCCGGCCGATGCGGCCCGAGCGCGCATCGCCAAGCGCGGCGGACAGGAGGTCCGACGGCACGCCGGAGAGCGAGACCGTCATCCCCGAGGCGCGGACCTCGGCGGTCTCGTCGATGCCGCTGATGCCCAGCAGATTGCCGGTGCCGGTCCAGGTCTTGCTGTCCCAGGACAGGGTGCCGATGCCGGACCAGAGCCGGACCCATCCCGATGCGAACTCGCCCTCGAACAGGATGCCGACTTCGACGGAGGCGGCCTGCAGCTGCGTGATGACGCTGGCGGTGAGGTCGCGCGCCATTAGATCGCCTCGACCGCGCCGAAGGCGATGGAGTAGCGGAGGCCAGCGCCCTGAAGGCTCCAGCCGCTTTGATTGCCAGCGAGCCGGAAAAGGCCCCTGGCGTTCGATGTGGTGACGACCGCGTTGTCGGCGGGGCTCTCGCGCAGGCGCGGCCAGATGTCGAGCGTGATCTCGCCGGCGGCCTCGGTGGCGTCGACCAGGATCTTGTAGAGCCGGTCGCCGACCTGCAGGTAGTCGCCCGCCTTGACGGTGGCGCCGGCAGAGAAGCCGTCAACGAGCAGCGTCTCGCCGGTCTGCGAGCCGCCCTTGACCAGTGGCGTTCCGGCCCAGGTTCCGCGCGGCGTGGCGCCGCCCGGGTCGCCCAGCCGGAACGTGCCCCAGGCGCCGCGGAGCGAGGTCAGCGCAGCGATCCATTCCTCGGCCGCCGGACGTTCCATTTCGGCGATCGTAACGTCCGCCTCCCACCGCGCGCCCTGATGGCGGACGAGCTGCTGCTGCAGCGTGAACGGCGAGGTCGAGACGCCCACGACGTTGCTCGCGCGGAACTCGACGGCCGCATAGCCGCCGGAGGTCGGGAGCGCGATCGGATACGAGATCGGCATCGGTCAGGTCCCCATCGCAGCGGCGAAGCTGCCGCCGCGCATTCGCGCATCGGCGACAGCGTCGACGGTCTGGCGCTTGATCGCTGGCATGAGCGCGGCGATCTCGGCGCGGACGGTCTGCGCGACGCCGACGCTGATGTTGATGGTCTGGTTGACCACGGTGCCGCCCGTCTGGCCGTTCGGGATGATGCGGCCCGACTGCGCCGGCATGAACAGTTCCGGCCCCTGCTCACCGACCAGATAAGCACTGCCCGCCTCGACCGGCCCGCCGAGAGCACGAGGCCCGCCGAACGGAATGCTGGTCGATCCGCCCGGCCCGCGAATGTCGCCGGGAGCCCCACCGAATAGCCATGAGGACGCGGCAGATAACCCGCCCATGACAAGCCTTGCCATTGGTTCCGTCACCGTCTGCCGCATCACGATGCGCGCGAGATCCTGCGCGATCCCGGCCAGCACGCCGCGCAGCTTCTCGCCGCGCAGGATCGCGTCCTCGAAAGCGGACTGGAACGTGAAGCCCAGATCGCGCGCTAGGTTCTCGTTCTGGCGCGTCTGGCGCTCGATGCCGGTCAGGTATTCGGTCTGCTTCTCGGTGGCCTTTCGGAATGCCTCGTCCGACATCGCGACCAGCTCGTTGTATCGCTCCTGGCTGATGATCGCCGCGTCGAGCGCCTGGGCCAGCAGCGCCTGCTGGTCAGCCCAGCGGCGGGTCGCGGCGGTCAGCGGGTCGAGGGTGTTTTCGAGGGAGGTGACGTCGGCGAGAAGGCGCTTCGACGCTTCCTCGCGCGCGCGGATGGCCTCTTCCTCTATGCGCCGACGCTCGCGCTGCTTCTCAAGGATGCCGTCAAGCTGCCATCCCTGCTCGCGCTCTTCCTGCGTCCGATCTGCTGCGGCCTTTCGCAGTTGATCATATATCGGGATCTGCTCTCGCAGTGCCTTGATCTGTGCCTCAAGGATTGCGGGTTGAGTTGCGCCGACCATAGCAGCCGCGCCGAACTCGTCGCCCATGCCGCCGATGCCCTGCTGAATGAGAGCGTCGCGAATGGCCTGAGCTTCTCGAAGCTGCCCCTCAAGCTCCGCGAGCCGCCGCCGTGCGCGATCTCCGGGATCTCCAAGAGACCTTTCGGCGGCCTCGTCGTTGAACTTCTTGATTGCATCGGTGAGAGACTCGATTTCGGATTTCGTCGCCTTCGCCGCATCCCGCGCCGCCCACATCTGATAGGCCACGCCGCCGATAGCCAGCGCCGCGCCGGCGACCGCGCCGAACATGCCGAACATGCCGAGCATCTGCGAGCCCTGCTGGACAAACGCCGTTACCGCCGAGCCGCCCGAGGCGACCTGAGAGGCGAAGTCGCCGATCTGATAGCCGGCCTGCTGCGCGACCGCGCCGAAGTTCCGACCCGACGTCGCAGCGGCAGCGGTGGCCGCGCCGAGCCCCGCCGTCGCCGTCGCAGCCGCCATGTATCGCTGCTGCGCGAGGCTGATGATCTGCGCGCCGCGCTCCTGCGAGATGCGACCGCGCTCCATCGCGGAGTTGACGCGGTCCACGATCTGCTCGTAGCGCAGTTGAGACGCGAAGCCCTTGTCGAGCGATGCCTGGAGGCGGTCCATGCTCGCCGCAGACGACACGATGGTCCGCGTCATTTCCTCCTGAGAGGTCGATGTGCGGCGCGTCTGCTCGGACGTTCGGACAAGCGCCTGTTCGTATCGCGCCTGAGCGGCGGCGTTCTTCGCCGCTGCGTCTTCTTCAGTAATCGCGCCGCGCTGAACGGCCTCTGCGATCAGCTTCTGAGAGCGCGCGAGTTCGTTCTTCGCCTTGGCCGACCGACGCTCGGCCTCCTCGAACGCCTGAAGCGCCTGAGCGCCTGTCAGGTTCGCGCGCTCGACCTCGGCGGCACTCGACGCCATAGCCTCGTTCGCCCGATCGATCTCCTGCGCGCCGCGCGTGTAATCGCTCGCGTCGAGGCCAGCCTTGAGGATCGATTCCTTCGGCGCGTTGATCATTTCTTCCCCTCGATCTCGCCGCGCACGGCGAAGAACTCGCGATCTATCCGCATCAGAAGCGCCACCTCATCCGGCCTCATCTCCGCGCCGGTCAGCCTCGACCACGCATCGAGATCGGCCCAGGACAGCGGCTCCGCGCCATTGAAGCCGACGCGGCGACCTTGGTGGAGATCCAGCCACGCCGACCAGATGTGCTCGCCCCAGGCAGGCAGCGGCGGCCCGTCGAGGCCCACAGGGCGGCGTCCTAGCTGCCGCGCGACACTCTCCAGGTGGTCGCGTTTGCGACCGCCCTTGCGCGGCAGGTCGAGGTCGAAACGGTGACGCGCGAAGGCGATCAGGTCGCCGTCGCGCTCAGCCAGTTTCCCAGGTCGCCTATGTGCTCCTCGACCTGTCGGCGCACCCACGCGAATGTCGGGTCGCTCATCAGTTCGCGCTTCGCCGCCTCGTCGCACTCGACATCGAGCGGGTCGCCGGCCAGCGAGTAGAGCCGCCAGCCGGTGATGAGCGCGACGAGCATCGCGACCTGCTCGGCCTCGATGTCATCGGCGGTGAGTTTCGCGGCGCGGCGGTCGAGGCGCGCGATGGCGGATGCGCGACGCTGCGCGCCCGCCTCGCGGCTGTCGAGCGACAGGCAGTCGATGTACGCCGGATCGCCATCACGCGACAGCAGCGGCGGGCGACCGGCGACCGGGATCGAGAGATAGCAGCGCGTCGGCTTGTCCACCGACGCGCCGAGACCAGCGAAACGTGACATGCTCAGGCCGCCGTGTCGTGGATGCGGATCGTCGTGGTGTCGCGGCCCGCCACGCTGCCGGTGTAGCGGAGCGCCTGGAACGGCAGCGAGATCGTCTGACCGTTCGCGCCGGACAGCGGCATGTCCGCGCCGCCGAGCTTGACGCGCGGCAGGTAGATGCAGATGGCGTCGGCGTTCGCCGCCGAGCCGCTGTCCACGCGCACGATCAGCTGTAGCTCGCTCTCGTTCAGGAAGGCATTGAAGAGGGCGAAGTCCTCGACGAACGCCGACACCGTGCCGGTCACATTCGCGCGGCCCAGGAAGATCTCGGGCGCGATGTTCTGATTGATCACCGCTTGCATCTCGGCTTCGAGATCGAGCGCGATGTCGATGCCGGTCACGATGCCGAGCGGCGACGAGCCGGCGTCCGGCGACAGGATCAGACCGTTGGCCGAAGCGCAGGCCGAGGTCGTCGTCGCGGCGGTCGGAGCGGTGAAGTAGGGCGCGGACCCGGCGGACAGCGACACCGCGTTGCGCCCCATGATCGGGATCTCCACCGTCGAGAGGCCGGTGGCCGGGAGCGACAGCGAATAGCCGGACACGCGACATTCGGTGAACAGGCGCGAGAGGTCGAGATCCTCACGGTACTCCTCGATGCCGAATTTCCTCGAGGTGAAGCTGCTGGCCGGGACGACGGTGGTCTTGCCGGGACGCGACAAGTTGAACGAGGTATCCGCCACCGCGTCGGTGGTCGGAGCGGGCGACACCGTCACCGTGCGGTTGCTCGTGCCACCGAAGGCCCGGATCACGAAGTTCCGATCGTTGTTCGCCGTCGTCGCGAGGTTCGTGAAGCGGATGATGTCGCCGACGCGCAGACCGCTCGTCACCGGGTCGCCCGCAGTGAAGACGAAGGCCGAGGTCGAGCTGTCGCTGGTGACGCTGGTGAACTGCGTGTTGCTCAGCGACAGCGCCGACACCGCCGCGTCGCGGTGCGCGGCGACGAGCAACTCGAAATAGGTGGACGGCGAAAGCTCGCCCGAGATCGCGCCCTCGACGCGCCGCAACCCGTGGCGGAAGTCCGCGATCTGCCGATCGGTCCTGATTTCCTCGGACTGATAGCTGTCCTTCACCAGGTTCAGCGACGACGACACGCGCCGCAGCACCTGGCCGCCGGACGTGCCGGGGTCGGTCGCGGTGTTCGGCTCACTGTTGGCCGTGATCGACCCGCTGCTGTAGGCCTTGTAGACGATGCGTGACTGCACGCCTTCGGAAATGGGCATGTCGGGTCTCCTTTAGCCCTGGAAGCGATATTGGAACGGGATCGACGCGCCGCGACCATACCACGCGCCGTTCGATCTAGCGGTATCCGCGATGCCGATGATCGGCCCCACGAAGGTCAGATTGCCGGCGCGTCGCGCGCGAAGCGCCACGACGGCGGCATTGAGCAGATCGAGGGTGACATCCTCGCCGATGCCGACCTCGGAAAACACGCGCACCGCGACCGCGCCGAACCAGAGCCGCTCATTGGCGAGCGAGCCGCCGCCGAACGCGCGCATCTCTTCGCGCGCGAACTCGACATGAGCATGAAGCCAGTGGCGCACCTCGCCGGGCGTCGGTGTGTCCGGATGCGCGTTCTCGTGCCAGACCACGCGGTAGATGTCGCCGTGCGGCCAATTCGCGTCCCAGACGGCCCTGATCGCGTTGCGGATCGTGCTGCGCAGGCTCATGCCCGGTACTCGTAGGCCCAGGGGATCGCGGTGCCGCGGACCATCCACGCGCCGTCTTCGGTGGCGCTGTCGAACAGCTCGGCCTCGCCGTCGATGAACGAGAGCCCGGCCTCGCGGCGCGACCGGAACACGGCCAGCGCGTCGTCGAGCAGGTCGAGCGCGTCGTCGTCGCCGTAGCCGGTCTCGGCCATGACGCGGATCTCGACCGTGCCGCGCCACTCGCGATCAGCGGCGTGGCGACCGCCAGCGAAGCCGCGGACGTCCTCGACGTCGAAGTCGACCGAGATATGCAGCCATGCGCGGGCTTCTCCGGGCTCTGGGACGCTCTCGTTGTCGTTCTGGTGCCAGAGCACCCGGTATCCGCTTCCGTGCGGCCAGCGCGCATCCCAGGCGGTCCTGATGGCGTCGCGGATCACGCGCAGGGTTCCGGGCGGCGCGACCAGCTCAATGACCGGCGGCAGCGCCCCGATGGCGATCGCCGCGGCGGCGACCTCGATGGCCTTGCCGGCGGCGATGGCCGGAGACGCGGCGGTGATCGTTATGGTGGCGGTCGGGACCGAGATCGACTTGCCCGCCGCCAGCTGCGGCGCGAGCGCGGCGAGAACCTGAGCCGAGGCGACCGGGACGGCGATGGATTTGCCCGCGCTGACCGTCGGAGCGACCGCCGCGAGGCTGATCGTCGCCGCCGGTGCCGAGATCGTCGCGCCAGAAGCCGCCTGAATGGTCGGCGCAGCGGCGGAAAGCGCGATGGTGGCCGAAGGTGCCGCGACGCTCTTTCCGCTCGCCACGGCCGGCGAAATCGCGGCCAGCGTGATCGTGGCGGCGGGGGCGGTGATGCTCTTGCCTGCCGAGATCGAAGGAGCCGATCCCGAGATCGAGATCGTCGCGGCTGGACATGCGACCGATGCGCCCGTCGCGGCCTGGATCGTGGGAGCCAGCGCCGCAATGGCAATGGTCGCCGCCGGGACGACGACGGACTTGCCCGCGCTGATCGCCGGAACCTCGCCGCCCATGAGCAGGGCGGCGACCGGAACGTTGATGACCTTGCCCGCCGAGATCGCCGGAGCGTTCGCAGCCAGGCTGATCGTCGCGGCGGGAGAGGCGACGCTCTTGCCCGCCGAGATCGCCGGAGCGGTGGCGGCGATAGCGATGGTCGCTGCCGGACATATGATTGTCGCGCCCGTCGCAGCCTGGATCGTCGGCGCGATGGCGGTGATCGAGATCGTGGCGGACGGAACGAGAACATTGACCGCCGCGTGACCGAGCAGCGGCGAGAAGAGAAACGAGAGGCCGCTAAGCGGGCGGGCGGCTTGCTGCTGCGCGAACAGCGCCGATCCTGGCGTCCTGACGCGCAGCATGGCTCAGTCTCCGATCAGCGGCGGGCGATTGGCAAAGGGGTGGTCGGCGGCGAGGGGGATTCCCCATTTCCAGGAAAGGTAGCCTTCAATTCCCCACCTATCGCGCGAAGCAAAGGCAGAAGAGAAAACAAGCAACTCCGCAACGTCTCCTGCAAACCTGTTGAATACATAG